TTTAGGATGCTTTTGTACATATTCATTAAAGAAATGTTTATTAGCATACTCATTAGCACTCATTACATAATAGCGTTGTAATCCCTCGCTACCTTTGATTGCGCTCATCCAAAGCAACATCATATAAGGAACAAACTTCTTTTGTTGTTCTGGACTGAGTTTATCATAATAACTATAGTCTTTCTTGTCTAACGCTTTTAATGCATCAAACAAAACAAAGTCTTGGTCATCAAGTTTTTCGTCAACTGGTGTTGCTTGTTTTTTAGTTGCCATTTTTAATTTGTTTCATTATGTCTCTGTAGCCTGTCCAAGTAGGATGAACTCCGTCTGGTTCTGTCTTTTTAATATTGATTATTGTATCATGGTTTTGTTCAGCAATCAATTTTACAATGTCCTGAACTTCATTGTTAATCGCAGGAACGATCCAAAATACTCTACTATTTGGATCTACTCTATTGCGTAATTTTTCTAATTCTTTTTTAGTGTCTACACTTTTATGGTCATTGCTACCCAAACTAATTATCACACTTTTTGCTTTGTAATTGTTAGTATAATCTCTATTGTAATTCTTGGAGTTAATACCTACTCTAGCAACAGCTTGGCACTCATTCATAAATCTTTGAGTGCCTACAGCAATACTATCACCTAAAATTAAACAATCTAACATACTAAAACGCCTGACTATAATCTACAATTTCACAATTACGACTGATTTCTTTGACAAAATAAACACATCTTGGCTTTTCCCCATCATCAATGGGTACACACAAAAATTGTCCATTCTTTAACCTAGGAGCATACCATGTTACATCATGATAGATATCTACAATTTCAATTGGCAAGAAACTGGGACTGAAACTACTTAGTGGATTGAATTCAAACGCATTGAACCCACGATCATTGATACTTGTTAATGGTAATGTTTCTAAGTCGCCGTGCTCTTGTTCCCCGATCAGTATCTGCCAATCAACTGGCATCTTGATTGTGCTATCGCCTACACGCAATACTAGTGCAGGGGCACTGAAACTTTCTAAGAAAATTAGTGGAATATAATGATAGTCTACATTTTGTGGATTACTGTTGTCAAGTATCGCAAAACGCAAGTCATCAATTTCTTCTGGTAAGTTCTCTAAATTGTATGGTTCATTGTCTAGTGTCAAAATTTTCATAGTTTATTATATCATTTATAGGTAAGTTTCTCAATGTCAAAAGGGTAGCTAGCCTCTTTATAGAAGTTCTTTCGTTGTGTTAAATGTCTTTTGGCAAACTTACAACTACTTGTTATATCCCATATTTGGACGAAATCTTTGTCCTCAGCTTTACGGATACCGCGGCCAATTGATTGGATAACCCTAACAAAACTTTTACCAGGTTCAAGCAGAACCAAATTAAAGATTCTAGGAATGTTAATTCCAACCGCTGCCACACCGTACGTGGCGATGATGATTTTGTTTGTTGATGTTGCGACTTCATCGTATTCCTCTTTTCTTTCAGTTAACTTTGTTTCTCCGCTTACGAATACACTATTAGGTAATCTATCTAGGAGTTCTTTACCTGCACTGATTCTATCTACAAGAATCAATGTGTTACCACTCTCTTTAATTTTGTCAATTAGATTTGAGATTGCATCCAGTCGTTTACTATCTTCTGTCAAATATTTCAATTCACTTTGATAGTTTGTAAATTCAACATCGTCTTTAAGTTGTACAATGTTTACATGACACTGTGCCAATACACCTTTCTCTTGTAGTTCACTTGCTGAAAGTTTACCTACAACAGGGCCTATGCTTACATACAATGCTTGACTTTCAAACTTTGCTTTAGGGATAGTACCTGTTAATCCCCAACGAATTGGTACATGACTGAATACGCTTGTCATTAATGTTTTTAGTGCGTCTGCTTTTGCTTGGTGAACTTCGTCAACAATCACACATACTACACCTTCAATGAATTCATTGATAGGTATTTCTGCTTCACCCTCTTTGGTTTTCTTCATCATGTTGTTAAGACTTTGCCAAGTACAAATAGTGTGTGTCTTACCTATTTCTTTTCTGTCACCAAAATATACACCTACATCTAAGCCAACATTCTTATAATCTTCTTCTGTTTGTACGACCAAACTTTTGTTAGGTACAATAACAATACTACGACCATATTTTTGTATGCTATAACTCAATGCCGCTGTTGTAATTGTTTTACCTGCACCCGTTGCGACTTCTTGTATACATTGTGGATTCTCTAAAAAGCGATTAATAACTTCTACTTGATAGTCACGCAATTCAATTGGTTCGCCTTCTTTGGGATGTTTCTTGGGCCAAACATAATTACTAAATGCATTTTGATCTACTTTATTAAAATTAAATGTTGTTGTGTATTCACGCAGGTCATTGAGTTCGATATCATAACCTGCTTGGTCAAGTAGTGGAAGAATCTCTGGTAACAGATTGATATATGTACTGCCACCTAGACTGAAATAACTGACCTTACCATTCCAACGACCTAGTCGTACACTTGGTAGATACCTTGCGCCCGGTATCTCATACTCAAACATCTTCATTAATGTTTTTCTGTCACCAAGATCAAGTCCTTCTAGTTTGACATTGACCTCGTCTTTTATCGTTAGTTTACATTGTTTCATTTAATATCTATCGGTGTGCTGTTTACAATATGTATTGATTTTGTGATTTTGTGATCATCACTATCCTTAAAGAAAACACCTTTGAATTTTATCTTTACAGGATTTATAGGTTTATTGATTAGTTTTCTATGGTTCGCAGAGTCGTAATAACCAATATTGTGTTTGTTTAGATTTTCAACCAGAAGTCTTTTACCTTGATGTAAGTTGCCCGCATTGAACACATAAACCATGTCGCATTCTAAATATTTTAGAATTTGCGTAAGTTCAGGAATATCTCTTTGTTCAACGCTTACTTCATAATTACAAGATACATTATCTGTTAGATTGTTTTTATCATATAGACTTTCATCTATTGTGATTCCGTATCCTGCTATTTTACTTAGTGTTTGTAAGTCATCTTTTAATTCTATGTCACCCAATGCTTCATTGAGTGATGGATTCATAGCAACAATATATAGTCTGTTATTTAGTTTAACAAGTGTGGGTTGCCAATATTTTGCTTGATTGTATTGTTCAACATCACTCAACAATTCTTGTGTGACTGGGCACATATCAATGTATTTGAAATAGTTACTTGCTACCTTTAATAATATTTTCAATGAATATTGATTGTATTGTGCTTCGTACCTACGATTGTCTTTGTTGAATATAAATTGATTGTTTGGTTCTTTTCTAAAACTTTCAATGAATTTGCGATTGAAAGGACACTTGAAATAAATCATGTCATTGACAATTTCTAAATATCCGTTCGTATATTTAGGGCTACTATCAACAACGACAACATCCCATGGTAAGTTGACAAGATGTTCAGGGTACAATTCATGTTTGGCAAATTGTCTACGATACTTGTCAAGCAAACTATGAAACAATATTACTTGATTGGTAGTGACTTGTGTTAATGTGGATATGTTCTCTATGAATTTTTCGTCATACCTACTCAAATGGATATGACTACTCATAAAGTGTAATAATTGTTCAATAGATTTAATGTCAGTCATTCTATAAGTATATTTAATTATAGAACAAAAGTCAAATAAGTAGGCAAAAAAAGGGGACCATAGTCCCCTAAAAGTTCTGTGAAGTTAATAACTATACAGTGGTATGTATTGTGCTTGTGAGATCATTGGATCAGGACAAACCCAATCATTTGGTATATCAGTGATAACAGTTGGTTGACCTTTACCACCAAGGGTACGCCAAATTTGTTTTCTCCGTTCATTTTCAAGAGGCACCCATTGTTCTCTACGAACAATCTCATGCATCACAGGAAAGTCTGCGGCAAAAAGTTTAACATCGTAAGAGTAACTGGTGCAACCGTCTTTTAGACCACCACCCCCACCTGTACCAGTGTTAATGATTGTATTTTCAAAGTAATCAGAACCAAATCCTTGTTCGCTGTATTCTTTGCCTTTGTAGTTGTATTTACCCGTACGAACCTTGATATTGATACGACCTTCCCAGCCCGGGTAACATGTAGGCTTACCTTTGTTGTAGTCAGCAAAGTTTTCAACACCCTTTCGAGGACAACAGTGACTGTTAGAAACCTTTTCTACCCAACGAACATTGGTTATACTAACATCAACATATTCATGGAATGAAGGTGTTCCTTTTTGAGATCTCCAACTGTTACGCTTTACACCGTTTAGCCAGAACCAACGCCAATTGTCTTTGATAAACTGATTCAATTCATCAATACTTTTAACTTGACCCATTTGAACAAGAAATGCCTCACGCTCATGCTCAAGTTTTGCCTCACGCTTTTGTAGAAGGCGTTGACCGGCAAGTTTACGCAAGTGTTTAATATAATTGTTTTTGTTTTCAAAAAGTTTTCCGTCTATATCAGACTTGTATGCTTGAACAATGCTCATTTTTCAATTCCGAAATGTTGCTTAATCGCATCCATCACATTACGCCTAATGTTAGCAGGAACATCGTCAAATACTCTGTCCTCATACAGACTTTGATAAGCAATATCAGCACACTCCGCCACAATCAACTCGGCGAATCTTTCCATCACCTCTGGATCACAACTTTGATTATTATAACCTATCCGAGCCTTCCACCAAAGTCCATTAATTCGTTCGTTCATTTCAATGCTTTCAAACTATCTTCAAACCAATCACCTAACGCACAACGAATTGTGGGTAAGTTGTCCTCATAGAATTCTTCCCTACACGCATCATTAATCATACTGTAAAGATTTTTGATTCTTTCAGGATGGTCAAAACCTTGACGAACCTCACGCCTGATG